CGAGGCGGCTCGCTCGTTCAAGGTCTCGACGCTCGCCGGGGCTCGGGCCGCGGCGGCAGCCGCCGTCGCCAGGATGAGGATCCATGCCGGCTAGTTGCCCAACGTGCGGCGGCCGCTGCCGCACCGAGTCGAGCAAGCGGGCCGGCGACCGCCAGGTCCGTTACGTCGAGTGCCAGACATGCCGGCAGCGTCGCCGGCTCGTCGTCCCCGCCGCCCAGGTCTGGAGGAGGAAGTCGTGAGTATCGCCCGCGATCCGATCAACGACGCCCACGCCGAGCGCGGCCTGCTCGATCAGGTGTCGACGTTCATTCAGTCGGCCCGCGTGGCGGCCGCCGACGGAATCACCTGGAGCGAGTTCGGCGAGCTGTTCCTCGCCCTGCTCCGGATGGTCGTCGCGGCCCTCGACTCCGTGGCGATCATGTCGGGCGCCGAAAAGAAGGCATTCGCCCTCGACGCGATCGCCCGGCTGTTCGACGCGGTGGCCGACAAGGCCGTCCCGCTCGCCGTCTATCCGCTCTGGCTCGTGGCCCGTCCGGCCGTCCGGTCGCTCGTCCTGGCCCTCGCCGGTGGCGTGCTCGAGCAGCTCCTCCCGATCGTGAGGCTCGCCCGATGATCGTCGCCCTCCTCGTCGCTGCTGCCGTCTACGCGTTCGCCGGCGACCGGCTGAAGACCCTCGTCGGCGAGGTCTCACTCCCGGCGATCGAACGTCGACACGTCGTCGGCGTGGCCCTGCTCGCGGCGGCCGCCTGGGCCTGGAGCAGCTCGTCACCGGCCCCGGCGCCCACGCCGGCACCGACGCCGGCCCCCGGCTTGAATCTCCGCGGGACGTTCGTCGGGCCCGACGCGGCGGCCGACGCCGCGACCGTGTCGGCTCTGATGGCCGAGCTCGCCGACGAGATCGAATGGGACGGCATGCAGCCCGAGCCGCTCGTCCGGACCGGCGTCGCCGTGGACGACCTCCGGCAGCGGGCCCGCGAGCTGCGATGCCGTGGCGTGTCGCTGGGCGAGAAACACCCGCGAGCCCGCGAGGCGATCAAGGCCCACCTCGACGCGACGGCCGGCATCGCCGGCGGCCCGCTCACGGCCGCCCAGCGGTCGGCGTGGATCTCCGCCTACCGTGACATCGCGAGGGCTGCCGCCGATGCCTCGCGCTAACTCGCTCCGCTGGCTGGCCGTCGCCCTGCTCCTCGGGCTGGCGACCGCCGCGATCGTCGCCGGCCTGGGCCGGGGGCCCTCGCCCGCCGGCTTCCTCGACGACGACAACTTCGGCTACCGGCCCGACCCGCAAGGCGTCGAGCGATTCCTCGCGGAGCTGCCGCAGCCGCTATTCCGGCAGGCCGGCGAGGAGACGGTCCGCGAGGCGAAGGGTGTCGACACGTTCCTCTACCGATCCGCGTACAAGGCCCATCAGGCGCTCTACGGTCGACCGTGGGTCGTCGAGCGTCAGGGGATCGGGGACTGCGTGTCGTGGGGCTGGGCCCATGGCGTGTGGATCGCTCAGTCGGTCGACTGGGAGACCGGCCGACTCGCGCAGCCTCCGCCCTTCCCGAGCACCGAGGCGATCTACGGCGGAAGTCGCGTCGAGGCCCGCGGCCGCTCCGGGGACGGCTCGTCGCCGGTCGGCGGCTGGAGCGACGGATCCTACGGGGCAGCGGCCGCTCGCTGGGTCCGCGACTGGGGCGTGGTCTACCGCGAGCGATTCGACCGCTACGACCTCTCGAAATACTCCGCGGATCGAGCGAAACAGTGGGGCGCGTACGGCTGCGGCGGGCAGGGCGACGGCGGCAAGCTCGACGCGGTCGCGAAGAAGCACCCCGCCCAGCACGTCGCCCTGGTCACGACCTGGGCCGAGGCGGCGGCCGCGATCGAGGCGGGCTTTCCGATCCCGGTCGCCTCGATGCAAGGATTCGCGAGCGTTACCGACGCCAACGGCTACGCCGCCGCGTCGGGGAGCTGGGCCCACGAGATGTGTTTTATCGCGGTCCGCTACGCGAAGAACGGAAGCCCCTCCGACGCTCTCCTGTGTTTGAATAGCTGGGGTCCCCGATGGATCACCTACCGCGGCAAGTTTCCGGCGGACCAACCGGACGGGAGTTTTTGGGTCCGCCGCGAGACCGTCGAGTCGATGCTACGGGCGAAAGATTCTTTCGCCGTCGGCTCGGTCGCCGGGTTCGGGTGGCGCGACCTTCATAACGGCGACTGGCTGGCTCCGGCTCCGCCGGAAACGATCGCGAACAACGAGGGGAGTCGATGATGGACCGCCGAACCGTAACGCTCACACTCGCCGCCCTGGTCGTCGGCTACTGGCTCGCGTGGAGCCCGTCGAGCCCGATCCCCGCCCCGCGTCCGAACGACCGGCCCGTCGTCCGCTGGATCGCCCGCGTCGCGAAAAGTTTCCTCTGGGTCGCCTTGATCGCCGAGGATCCCCCGGCCGAGCCGCAGCCCGACCACCGCTACGCCCAGACGCCGAGGATCGGCGAGGACGGATACCCGCTCGTCGACAACGCGAGGGGGTGGTGATGTCGCAGCTCTGGAACGCTCTCGTCGCCTTCCTGGTCTGGCTCTCGGCCGACCCGGCGGCCCTCGACCTCGAGGCCCCGAAGGCCGCGGCCGCCGTGGCGGCGGCTCGTGCGTCGCTGCTCGTCGAGGCCCCTGCCCCTCCGGCCCCGACGCCGACGGCATGCGACTGCGGCTCGACGTGCGTCCGCGGAATCTGGAAGCCCGACGGTCGGATCGAGCAGCGTTGCGCGTGCAAGTGCAAGCGGTGCGAAGCCGAGCGGGCCAAGGGCAAGCCGACAGCCTGCACCTCGGGGACTTGTCGCTGATCGTCCTACGATAGAACGCCGCCGAGATTCTGCCCCGCCGGCCGCCCATATCGTGTCGTGAGGTAAGGACACCACACGAACACGAAGGGACTCCCCATGCCGTCGCCCCGACTCGCTCGCCTCCAGGACGAAGCCGCGCAGATCGCCACCGAGATCGAGAACCTCCGGGCGGTCGAGCCCGCGAACGACGAGGAGCGGACCCGGATCGAGGAGCGGCTCGCCGGCCTCGTGTCCAAGGCCGACGCCGTGTCGAAGGACGCCGGCGCCGAGCGTGACCTCGACGACAAGCTCGCCGGCCTCCGCAAGGTGACCGGCTCCGTGAGCTCGCCGAAGGTGACCGAGAAGGCGACGGTCGACGCCGACTTCCAGGAGCCGTCCGACGTGCGGAGCGGGATCAAGCTGTTTTCGAGCAAGCGGGCCGCCGAGGCCGTCGGCCATTATCTGAAGTGCGTCGGCATGGGCGAAACCCGCGCGTTGGGCGAGACCTCGACGACCTACGACGGCATCGGTGCCGAGTACGTCGTCAAGGAGCTGTATGGCGCGATCGTCAATCGGCTCCAGTACGCGTCGGTCGCCCTCCAGCTCGCGACGGTCGTCCGGCCCCGCGGCCAGAAGATCGACTTCCCGAAGGTCGGCGACGCGACCGCGAGCATCGTCGCCGAAGGCACCGCGACCACGGACCAGGATCTGGTGACCTCGGTCGGTGCCCTGACCATGTACGAGATGCGTGGCTCGGTCGCGATCTCGCGAAGCCTGATCGAGGACAGCCCGCTCGACGTGGCCGGCCTTGTGGCGGAGCGGTTCGCCCTGGCCTACGCCGCGAAGATGGACTCGCTCTGGCTCGCGGGCCAGGCCTCGAACCCGACGATCGCCGGCCTCGCCGGTGCCGTCGCTGCCGGCAACACGATCACCGTCGCGGCGAACGCCTCGACGACGGTCGCAAACCTGGCCGACGTGGTCGGCAAGGTCGACGAGGCCGTGATGGGCACGGCCGCCTGGGTCTGCTCGCGGGCCGGCTGGGTCGACCTTATGAAGCTCTGGTCCGCCCAGCAGACCACGCTGACGGTCGGCGGCGGCCGCGTGGTTCCGAGCATCTTCGGTGCCCCGGTCTACATCGTGAAGGGCCTCCCGGCGACCACGCTCGCCCTCTACGGCGATTTCGCGATGTCGACGGCCGTCGGCCTGAAGGACAGCGGCCTCGAGATTGAGGCCGGACGTGAGATCCTGATGCGGAACCGTCAGGTTCTCTACGTCGCGAACACCCGGTTCGGCGTGGCAAACCACGCCCCCGAGTTCGTCGGCCGCCTGGCGAAGGCCTGATCGTTCGGATCGTGATTCTCAGGGGCCGGGGCTGGCAGGGATGCCGGCCCCGGCCCTCTGCCTATCTGGACCGCCGGAGGAGTGATGAGCAAGCCCGACACGATCCGCGTCCTCCAGTGGCCCGTCGTCGAGCCCGTGTCGCTGACCGAGGCGAAGGCACAGTGCGGCATGATGCCGGACCAGGCCGAGCACGACCGATTCCTCCTCGACAAAATCGCTGCCGCCCGCCGGCTGATCGAGCGGCGGCTCTCGATCACGCTCGTCGCGACCCAGTATCGGGCGACGTGGCAGGCCGGCGGGGGCGTGCTCCACCTTCCGGCCCCGCCAGTGCTGATCTCCGCGACCTATCCGATCACCGTCACGGTCGACGGGGTGGCCCTGGCGGCCGCCGACTACGAGGTCGACGAGGACGCATTCCCGGCGACGCTGACGCTCGACACGGCCACCACGGCGAAGACCGTCGTCACCTACTGGGGCGGCGTGGCCCCTGGCGGCACGATCGAGCCGACCGTCCGCTCGGCCCTCCTCGCTTACGTCAATCACCAGTTCGAGAATCGGGGGGTCCTCAACACCGAGGGCGGCGGCGAGCTGCCCCAGGCATTCGAGACGCTGCTCGCGGCGAGCTCGTGGAATGGGGGCTGGTGATGGCCCGACCCGCCGGACGCTATCGCGAGGCCTTTGTCCTAGAGCGGCCCGTCCGAAGCCGCAACGCGGCAGGCGGCACCGTCGAGACCTGGGAGGCCGTGGCGACGATCCTCGGCTCGTACGAGGCGACGACCTATTCCGAGCAGGCCCGACGCGGCCAGGTCGGCGGCGGGATCTCGGCGACCGTCTACACCCGCTACCGCTCCGGCGTCGCCGGCGATCAGCGGCTCCGGTGGCCGGCCCGCGGCGACCGACTGCTCTATATCTCGGCCGTCGTCGAGCAGGGGAACCGCGAGGACCTCGAGCTGACCGTCGAGGAGCAGGCGGCATGATTTCCCTGTCGTGGAACAGTTCTTTCGAGCCTAACACCTTCGATTCGAACAAGGTGATCGAAGGGCTCATGGCTCGCTATAAGGCTCTGCCAAAGCACATCGCGAAGAAGCACCTCAAAGCCGCGATGCGAAAGGTGCTGAAGCCGGCGATACCGATTCTGCGAAAGAACACGCCGCCGCTCGGCACGCGACGCGGCCGCCGCAAGGCAGGCGAAAAGCGGAGATCGACCGGCTCGCTCCGCCGTGCCGTGACGGTTCGGACCGGCCAGTCGGGCAAGAACGGCGCGTTCGATTCGTTCGTCTACGGGGTGCTTGGCTACAAGGCCTCATTCGAGTCTCGAAAGGCGATCTGGCTCCAGTTCGGCACAAGCGGGGGCGTGCCCGCTTTCCAGATGATGGAGAAGACGGTCGCGGAGTTCGGCCCGGTGGCTGCAAGCCGGCTGGCCGAAGAGATGGCCGTCGGCCTCGAGAAGGCTGCCGCGGAACTGGCGGCCGGCAAAAATCCAGGCTACGGAGGCTGACCCATGCCCGGCTCCCCCCACGTCTGGCTCCGCGAGGCGATCGAGGCCGCCACCGGCTCGACGGCCTGGCCGGTCGGCATGACCGGGACGGCCGGTCCGCCGTTCGTGATCTACGCCCGCGAGGCGACCACCCGCGAGCAGATCCTCGCCGACACGTTCGACGCGACCCCCGAGACCGACGATGTCCCGCCGGTCGCGCGGTTCCTGGTGGCGATCTACGCCGACGACTACGTCCAGGCCTGGACGATCGCCGGGCAGATCACGGCGGCGATTCACAAGTTCGCCGGCACGGTGAGCGGGACGACGATCGACCACTGCCTCGTGCTCGACGAGCGAGACGGGCAGCCCGACTACCTCGACGGTCGCGAAACACCCACCTACACGGTCGAGCAGTCGGTCGAGATCCGCTGGACGGAATGAGATTCGGCCCGCGGTGGCGATTCTAAAATCGTCGCAGCACACCAGGAGATCAGGGAATGCCACTTTCGACGACCCCCGCCGGCGGCCCGACGATCCCGGTCGGCGCGAAGTCCGTGTCGATCAAAAACATCGAGACGGCCGGGGCGACCGCGAAAGAAGACGTGACCGTCCTCGGTGACGCGTCGCGGCAGTATGCGGCCCCGCCGCTCGTCGAGGGCGGCACGAACACGGCCACGGCGACTTGTTCGGTCTCCGGCCTGCTCAAGAGCACGACCACGCTCGCGATCACGGCCGCAGCCACGACCACCGGCTGGATCTGCGAAAGCTATGAGAAATCCTACGAGGTCGGAAAGTACGCGTCGTTCTCGGCCGAGTTCTCCTACTATCCGCCCGCCGCATAAGGAGAAGCCACCGTGCCCGAAGCTCCCGCAACGTTTACGAGTTCCCAGGGATTCGCCGCCTACGGTGTGACCGGCGCGACGAAGGTCTCGACCAAGGTCTCGCGAAAGACCGACGTGACTCCGCAGCTCGACGCGTCGACGCTGGCGCTCGCGCATGGGTCCGCGCGGGTCTACGAGAACGGGCTCGCCGACTACGGCCAGAACGGCAACACCGGGGCGATCGTCACCGTCACGATCGAGGGCCTGGGCACCTCGCCCGTG